TCCAAATGCAGTTACCAAGAGAAAATACTACGATTTTATACAGAATATTCCGTTATTTATACCGAATCCGGAAGTGGGCAACGAATTTAGCAAGTTATTGGACGATTATCCCGTTTCGCCTTATTTAGACAGTCGCGATTCGTTTATTCGGTGGGTGCATTTCATAAAAAACAAGCGCAATGCGTTTTTAGGAAAAGAAGAGATTTCGCTGTTTGCATCTTTGGATGAGTATCGAAATAATTATAAACCCGTGCAATTGAAAATTTCCGAGCGTTTGCAACTGAAAAAGGAGTATATTGTGATGGTCTTTACTGTATTATTGTTGGTGTTTTTGTTTTTCTTCTATAAATAGGGTTTTGTAAATAGTTAATATGTCCTTATATATTAACTATGCGTTTTGAGTTGCTATTGTTATTAATTGTTGCAGGATTATGCTTCCATATTTATAGCGAAGGTAAATACTGGAAAAAATTATTGGTATATAAGAAATATGCGCAAATGGCGGGTATTTTGGTGGCCGCATGTATTTTATATGTTTTAGTCAAAAAGAATCCGGAAAACGCCCAAAACATCATATTGGGATCCAACGAATATTTAAAATACCTGCCTGTTGACAAAAATGCTACTTCTTTATTATCCCCTGTCTTGGACTTTACTGGAAGAAGAACCTTTTCACAAGGTCAAGGAACACCTGAACAACTCGGAGTTGACAATCAATACAACCATCCTATCTTACAAGTTCCAAGACAAAACAATCAATTACAAACCATTTTAGAATCAGGTAAAAAAGGCACAAAACGATCTGTAAGCGAAACCAAGAAGAAATTCGTCGCTTCGAGACAAAACTGGTGCTGTGGCGGTTGCAAGAAACAATTAAATGCTTGGTTTGAAGTAGATCATAAAATACGTTTAGCAGATGGCGGATCAAATCACGTGGACAACTTAATTGCTTATTGTAGAGAATGTCATGGTCAGAAAACGACAATGGAAAATCTATAAATTGGTCCTCTTTTAGTTCGCTATATACAGCCACATAAATATAATCTTAATTTATATAGTTATAAATTAATGTTAGCATCGCATCAAGAAGAACCTATGCCAAAAACAGTGAAAATTACCAAGAAAAAGAAAGTAAACCAAGACAAACCACAGGCAGCAGCACCCATTCCAACACGCATATTAAATGAACCAATGTTTAGAGGAGAAGAAAAAGAAGATGCAAAACAAGAAGAGGAAAAGGAAGAATTAGTAGAAGAAGAAGAAGTTAAATTGCCACAAAATCAAGAAAACAAACCGAATGTGATCTTAAATGACGTATTGGCGACGGTTCCTCAAAACACCAATTCATATAGGCGAAAAAAGGAAATCATTGAAAGCGAAGTTGCAAATCAATTGGAAGACTATGACTTTCTATATCCTCATTTAGATGATCGGGAATTTTCTTATAAAATCGCTAAACATAAGGAATTCTATGAAAATCGGTATGATGGAACAATACACAATGTAGAAGAATATGCAAATAAAATGTGCAATGCGAGTTTTGAGTTAATGCCTCATCAAATTTTCGTGAAGAACTTCCTCTCTTTTGAAACACCGTATAATAGTTTGTTTTTATACCACGGTTTAGGAACAGGTAAGACGTGCAGTGCCATCGGAATCACCGAAGAAATGCGATCTTATATGAAACAAGTGGGCATTAAAAAACGAATTTTGATTGTTGCATCGCCCAATGTCCAAGACAATTTCAAAATGCAGTTATTTGATGAGCGTAAATTGAGAGAAACCAATGGTGTATGGAACATACAATCTTGTCTTGGAAATTCACTCTTAAGGGAAATGAATCCGACTTCTTTGAAAAACATTCCGAAAGAAAAGGTCATTTCACAGATCCAATCGATTATCAATAATAATTATTTGTTTATGGGATATATTGAATTAGGCAATTACATTCGCAAGAAAACAAACGTGTCCGAAGAATCCGGGTTTAACGAAAAAGAGCGCAAGAAAATGGAAATCGAAATGATCCGCCGTGAATTTAATAACCGTCTTATTGTAATTGACGAAGTTCACAACTTAAAAGTCACACAAGAAGGCCAAGACACCAAAACCGCACAATTGTTAATGAAAATCGCTAAATATTCCGACAATATGCGCATGGTTTTATTATCGGCGACTCCCATGTATAACAGTGTAGAAGAAATCATATGGATTACGAATCTCATGAATTTGAATGACAAACGCTCGACGATTGCAAACAAAGAAGTATTTGATAAGAATGGTGCGTTTAGAGGAGAAAAGAAGGATGACAATGGGGTTGTTATCCAAGAAAGTGGTTATGATTTATTGCAACGAAAACTCATGGGGTATTTTTCCTATGTTCGCGGTGAAAATCCATATACCTTTCCTTATCGTATATATCCCGATTTATTTGCTCCAAACAATACTTTCGAGGAACCAACTACCACATTAGGTAGTCTTGGAAATGCAGCTCAAGCAATCGTCGGAAATTATGCGAAAAAATACCGTTTACCGACTTTACAACTAAATGGCAAGAATATTGAAACACCATTGGAACACACTCCGTTATATGTAAATGAAGTTCAAACATACCAAGAAGCGGTTTACGAAGTTATTCTCAAGAAAACTCAAGACGAAATGGACAATGGAAAAGTTGATTACGAGGATTTAGACAAATTCGGATTTCGCATGTTGCAATCACCCTTGGAAGCATTGACCATGGTGTATCCGAACGAAATCATCGACAAATACGTAGAAGAACCACAATCATCCCATAGTGAAGAATTATTTTCAATAGTCGAACAACACATAGGAAAAAGGGGACTCTATAATGTAATGAATTTCGTGGACGATACGCGAAAACCCGTTCCCTTAAAACACAGTTATTCATATAAACCGGAAATAGTGGAAAAATATGGTCCTATTTTTCGGGAAGATGTCTTGGAAAAATACAGTTCCAAGATCCATTCGATTATCCAAAGTGTAAAAAAATCCACGGGAATTGTCATGATTTATACGCAATACATCGACGGTGGCGCTCTACCAATTGCACTCGCTTTAGAGGAAATAGGATTCGCACGTTACGGAACATCTTCAACCACTAAATCCCTTTTTGAAAAGCCACGTGCAGACCCATTGGATTCGAAAACAATGAAACCGCGCAGAGAATTGGAAAACAAGACACAATTTAAACAAGCGAAATACGTAATGATTACGGGTGACAAGGCTTTTTCTCCTCAAAACACCAAGGATTTGAAGGAAGTCACACGGGTCGAAAACAAAAACGGTGAATTAGTAAAAGTGATTTTGATTTCCCGTGCGGGTTCAGAGGGTTTGGATTTCAAAAACATTCGCCAAATACACATTGTTGACCCTTGGTATAATACAAATCGTATTGAGCAAATCATTGGAAGAGGTGTGCGCAATTTGAGTCATTGTATGCTGCCTTTTGAAAAGCGAAATGTAGAAATATACATGCATGCAAGTTATTTGAAGAAGAATTCGAATAACGAAGCGGCGGACGTATATGTATATCGTTTAGCGAAAAACAAGGCTTTAAAAATCGGTAAAGTAACGCGATTGTTAAAAGAAATATCGGTTGATTGCATTGTGCATATAGGACAAACGAATTTTAGCGTGCAACAAATCTCGACGGTTGCGGAAAATCAAAACATCGAATTGGAATTGTCTAGTTCACCAAATAAGATCAAATACGAAGTCGGCGATAAACCATTTAGTAGTTTGTGCGATTACATGGATAATTGTTCCTATAAGTGTTTGTCGCGCGATGTAAATACGATTCCCGAGCGCGAATTAATTGAGACGAATTATTCGAATTATTTTGCCAATTCCAATGACGAACGTATTAGCCAGCGCATTATAAATCTGTTCCGTGATCAACGTGATGGACAATACTTCTATTCTTTAGAGGAAATCGTGGCTTACGTAAATGTAGTAAAACAATATCCAATGAATCAAATCTATGCGTCACTTACGAAAATGGTAAACAACAAAAGCGAATTTATTTACGATAAATATGGACGACGCGGAAATTTAGTAAACAAGGGATTGGTATATGCTTTCCAACCAATCGAAATAAATGACGACAATATTACGATATTTGAACGCAAGGTTCCGGTCGATTACAAACGCCCAAATGTAGCCTTTGAAGAAAGGAAATCCTTTAGCGAAAAGACAGACAAAATTAAAGACGACGCTTCTTTATACGCAAGTGATTATACTACTTTGCTGCAACAAATGGTCAAAAATCTGGAAGACGCAAGTTCGCTACATAACATTACATCATCCGATCAAAATTGGTATCGCCATGCAAGTCGCGTGATGAATCAAATGCAAATGGTTCACAACATTGGTTTTGACGAAATACGCAAACACATTATATTACATAATGTCGATTTTCTCATGCCCACTGAAAAGAAGATTCTCATGGATCATTTTTACGCAAAAGTCATTGATTATGAAAAACTAAGCGAAATCGAAAAAACAATCAAGGATTATTTGGATTCAAAAATCATTCGCCATAA